ATGAAAACCGTAAAATCTATGTCCGAGATGTCATTCGAGGACGTTTTGATGGCCGGGAAATTGTAGATACCATCCTTACCCTTGAAAAAGTGTGGAAACCTCAGGTTATTGGTATCGAAGAAATGCAAGTATCCAAGGCCATTGGCCCCTTCCTACGGGAAGAGATGGTAAGACAGAATGTTTGGCCCACTATGGTGCCTTTAAAGCACCAAGGTAAGGATAAAATGTCTCGTGGACGTAGTATGCAGGCCCGTACAAGAGCCCATACAGTGCGTTTTGACAAGTCTGGAGAGTGGTATCAGGACTTTGAAGATGAGGTTTGTACCTTCCCAAGAGCTAAAAATGATGACCAATTTGATGCATTTGCCTATCTAGGTATGCTTCTGGATGTAGTAATTGAATCTCCTACCGGAGCAGAAATAGAAGAGGAAATTTATCTTGATGAACTTAGAGAGTCAGAATCCGATGCCGGAAGAAACAGTTGGACAGGATACTGAACTATCTTCACAAATAGGTAATACCAATATTGCTGAAACTCTAGATGATAAGAAACTAGAGGAGATTGGTAAAACTTGTAAGATGGGTTTTGATGTAGACTTGGATAGTCGCTGGGAATGGGAAAATGATTTAGAAGAATGGACTAAGCTTGCAATGCAAGTGAGAGAACGTAAGTCTTTCCCTTGGCCAGGTGCTTCTAATGTTAAATACCCTCTTCTTACAACTGCTGCTATGCAGTTTGGTGCCCGTGCCTATCCTGCTCTTATTCCTGCTGATGGTAAGATTGTAAAGGGTAAAACAGTTGGTGCTGATCCAACTGGTGAAAAGGGAGACAAGGCAACACGAGTTGCTATGTATATGTCTTACCAGTTTATGCATGAAATGCAGGATTGGGATGAAGATATGGATAGGCTTTTAATGATGCTTCCTATTGTAGGAACCATTTTTAAGAAGACTTATTGGGATGGTGGTGACAAGGCTATTAAGAGTGATTTAATTCTTCCAAAGAATCTCATTGTTAATAACTGGGCACAGAATCTAGACAAGGCAGAACGTGTCTCTGAAATTATTCAACTTTCCCAACGTGTTGTTGAAGAACGTAAACGTCAGGGAACATTCCTAGATGTAGACCTTCCACAACCAATCAATCCAGAAAAAGAAAATTCTATTAGTATGGTGGACGAGACAACTCCATATGAGTTTATCGAACAACATACATATCTAGACCTAGATGATGATGGATATAAAGAACCCTACATTGTAACTTTCTTACGTTTTAATGGTCAAGTAGTTCGTATTGTTGCTAGATTTGAAGCAGATGATATTGAACTAAATGATAAGAAAAAAGTAGTTAAGATTACTCCTATCCAGTATTACACAAAATACTCATTCATTCCAAATCCAGATGGGTCTTTCTATGACATTGGTTTTGGTGTTCTTCTTGGTCCTATTAATGAAAGTGTTAACACAATCATTAACCAACTTACTGATGCAGGCACCCTGTCTAATATGCAAGGTGGTTTTATTGGTAAAGGACTACGTATCAAGATGGGAGATAGTAAGTTTACTCCCGGTGAATGGAAACCAGTCTCTAGCACAGGAACTGACCTGAAGAGTCAGATTGTACCTCTTCCTGCCAAAGAACCAAGTAATGTTCTCTTTCAACTTATGGGAAGCCTGATAAGTAGCGGTAAGGAACTTGCCAGCGTAGCTGAAATCTTCGTTGGTAAAATGCCCGGACAGAACACTCCTGCCACGACAACAATGGCAACTATCGAGCAGGGGATGAAGGTGTTTACCGCTGTCTACAAGAGAATCTATCGTTCTCTTGATAAAGAGTTTAAGAAGGTATACCGTTTGAATGGGATTTATCTAAATCCTCAAACCTATGCTACTGTTATGGATGAACCAGTTGGTCCTAAAGACTTCAATGACAAAGACTACGATATTTGTCCAGGTGCCGATCCTACAGCAATGAGTCAAACTGAGAAGCTTATGAAGGCCCAAGGTCTTATGGAAATGCTTCCCAACTTTGGCCCAATGATGAATCCAGTAGAAGTTTTAACACGTATTCTACAAGCACAAGAACAGCCTAATTGGGAAAAACTAGTTAGTCCACAAGTGCTACAAACAGGTCAACCTCCACCGGCTCCACCTGATCCTAAGGTGCAAGCTTTACAAGCCAAGGGTCAAATGGACCAAGCTAAGTTGCAGGGTGACCAGCAAAACATGCAGTTTAAACAGCAACTAGATCAAAGGGATCAGCAGTTTAAACAAGCAATGGAAGCTGCAAAGCAGCATCAAGAAACACAGCATGCACAAGTTATGAATGCTATTGAGGCCCAGGGTCTTGCTAGAATTAATAATGCTAAGGTGCAAGCAGCAGTACAACATACCCAAGTTGCTGCTGTACAAGGTGCCCAAAAGATACATCAAAGTACCCAACAGCACTCCCAGAAACTTCAACAGATGAAGGAACAGCAATCATTACAAAACAAGACCAAATCGACTGGAAGCAAAGCGAAGTAACGCAAGCATTTCTAGGCGCAGTAAAAGAACGGCAACAAGAAATTGCCTTTGAAATTGCAGGTATGTCACAAGCCTCAATTGAACAAATTAGATTTCGACAAGGCTATCTACAAGCTATGTATGATATGTCAATGTTGGAGTTCCTAGAGGACACTGAATGAAACCAAACATTGTAGGACATAGGATTTTAGTTAGTCCTATTACACTTGAAGAGTATGATCCCACTGTAGCTTCTGCTAAAAAGATGGGTATTGTTCTTCAGGAAAAAACAGAACGTCAAGAAGCAACTATTATCTCATCAGGTACTGTTGTACAAATGGGAGCCACTACACATAATGATGGTGGTGACAACTGGTGTAAAGTAGGTGATCGAATTGATTATGTTAAACACGGGGGTATGTTTGTCACTGATCCAGATGATAAAGAATCCAAGTGGTATGTAATAAATGATGAAGATGTCCTTGTAGTTTGGAGCCAAAATGACTGAAGAAATTGTGCTTGATAGCACTATAGATACACCTGAAGGTAGTGAACAAGAAAATCCAATTGAAGCACAAGCCCGTGAACAGGGCTGGGTTCCAAAAGAAGATTTCCAAGGTGATGAAGTTAAGTGGGTAGAGGCTGGTGAATTTATTCGCCGTGGTGAACTTTTTAAGAAGATTGACCAAGTTAGTCGAACCGCTAAACGTGCAGAACAAACTCTTGAAGAATTCAAGAAGCATTATGCACGTGTAAAAGACACTGAATACCAACATGCTCTTGCAACTCTCAAAGCAGAACGCAAAGTGGCAATGGTTGATGGTGACTTTGATCGAGTAGAAACGATTGAAACCCAGATGGATAATGTTAAGGCTGCTGCCGAAACAACCAAAGCTGAAATCACTCGTACTACTGAAGTACCAGAAGTACATCCAGAAGTAGCCCAATGGGTTGAATCTAATGACTGGTATAACAAAGACCTTCCTATGAAGGCATATGCTGATACAGTTGCACAGCAATTAAACAAGCAAGGAATTACAGGAAATGCCCTATTAAAGGGTATTGATACTGAAATCCGAAAGGCATTTCCAGCGAAGTTTACAAATCCTAATAGAGAACGTACAGGGGCTGTTGAAGGAAGTTCAACACGTAGCACTGGTTCAGGACGGGATAGTTTCCAACTAAGCGAACAAGAACAACGTATTATGCAATCGTTCGTCAGAGATGGCGTTATGACTAAGGCTGAATATATCAGCGATTTGAAGAAAGTCAAAGGAATCAAATGATGGCTACTGAAAAAGCAACCGTTACGAGTACAGATGCTCGCCCCCGCCGTCAATCTATCGGCAAACGCAATCGACTCTCAGTTAAGGATCAAGACCCTAACTATGTCTATCGAATCGTTAATGTTGTAGATGACCGGGTTGAACAGTTTATTGAACAGGGATATGAAATTGCTCCTGCCGCCGTAGGCGACAAGCGGGTTGACAATGGCACTCCCTTAGGCTCACAAAAGCAAATCTCTGTAGGCAATGAAACTAAGGCAATTGTTATGCGGCAACGCAAAGACTATTATGCTGAAGATCAGGCAGCCAAACAGGCTTCGATTGATGCTCTTGAGGCCACTATGAATCAAACTGCCAAAAAGGGTTTCTAGTCTTCTCTAATTGGCAGTGAGCAACTCTTGAAAGGAAACGCTCATGGCTAACGTATCCCGCATTAATGGGTTTCGACCTGTTAAGCACCTTACCGGAGCCCCATATAACGGGCAAGGTAATATTTATGAAGTACCAGCAGGCGAGGCTATTCCAGTCTTCGTAGGCGATTTGGTACAACTTTCCACTACTGCCAATACATCTTTTTATCCTTCGGTAAAGAATGTTGCAACAGCTACTACAGCCGTCAATATGGCTGCTGCTCCAGTTCTTGGTGCTGTTCTTGGCGTATTCAACTCCAAGATTGATGTTGATGGTAAGATGACCACGGGTTCTATTTCCCTTGATATTCCTATCTATCGTCCAGCTTCAACTAAGCAATTTATTCTTGTTGAAGATTCAATTGATGTTGTATATGAAGTACAAGCAACTGGTGCATTTACACTAGCTGACGTTGGTTTGAATGCAGATATTGCTTCTGCTGACATGACTACTTCAGGTGCCCTAACTACTGGTGCTAGTCCGCAAACTGTGGCAACAACCGCAGCTTCTGCCTCAGCAACCCGTCCTCTACAGGTTGTAGGTTTTTCTACTCGCGTTGACAATGAACCCGGCAATGCATTTAATAAAGTCTTGGTTCGTATTTCTACCCATGCGTATGGCAATGCCATCGCTGGCGTATAAGGAGGTATTATGAGCGGAGTAGTCACTACCTCAAGTTTTGCAAAGAGTCTTTTTCCCGGTGTCAACAAGTGGTATGGGGATAAGTATAATGAGTATCCAGTAGAGTTCACAAAACTCTTTGATACTGAAACCTCAAAGCGTGCTTGGGAAGAAGATGTTGGTATTTCTGGTCTAGGACTCTTGAGCCAAAAGGCTGAAGGTGCTGGTATTACATATGATGCATCACGTCAAGGCTTCACAACCCGTTACAACCATGTGGTTTACGCCTCAGGTTTCGTTGTAACCCGTGAAGCATATGAAGATGACCTTTATGATATTATTGGTAAGCAGAAGGCCCAAGGCCTTGCTTTCTCGGTACGTCAAACCAAGGAAATCATTGGTGCTAACGTATACAACCGTGCTTTCAATACAGCGTATGTTGGTGGCGATGCAGCCTCACTAGTAGCTTCGGCTGGTGGTGGTGGCAGTGCTTCACACCCACTAGTTGCTGGTGGTACATTCACTAATGGTGTTGCTGTTGCTGCTGACTTGTCGGAAGCTGCCCTTGAGCAAGCTGTTATTGATATTGCTGGTTATGTATCAGATCGTGGTTTGAAGATTGCAGTTCGTCCCAAGGTTCTTGTGATTCCTAAGGAATTGATGTTCGAGGCAACTCGTATTCTCAAGACCCAAGGTCGTCCAGGCACTGATAATAACGATGTTAATGCACTTATGACTATGGGTATGGTGCCAGAGATTGTAGTTAATCACTACCTTACTGATACTGATGCATGGTTTATTCGTACTGATGCACAAAATGGT